ACTGTTCGACAAGTTTGTTAAATTCATTTAAAAACCAGTCCTGATTCAATTCATGAAAGTTACTGTAAGGGCCTAAATTTTCCATGCTCATATATCTATACCTCCCATTAATATACCATTAAACAAAAATTTTCAATGAAACTTTCGGCAATCACATCGTACAAATTAAATACAACTAAATCTCTTTCACTCTGTATCATCTGTTGAGAAGTTGTAACACCGATGTTTCCATGCGCTCTGCCCGTTCTTGTGTGTTTTCCGGTTCTTCCATCATTCACGTTTTCTTTTTCTGTGTTGGTAATACTACCATTTTCTGTTGTATCTCCATCTGTGATCTGTTTTGCATGATCCGCAAGACCTGCGTTGAAAGCGGTATTCTGATCTGTAACGTTAACGCTGTTCATGATCTCGTTTGTGCTAGTGCTTTTTATTGTGTTGTCTCTAGCACTGGAAGTGGTTTCATCATCAGTATCCGTCCAATCTTCCATGCGATCATAGTTTTCAATCGGGTTATATTCTAACACTGTTGTATCATACAACTTTTTCCAGTTAATCTGATATTTGTTACTCCATATTGTGATTCTGTTTTTCATGTAATTAAAATTGGGATATAAAATTTCTAATTCTCTCGTCCTCATTAAAATCGTATCAATAGCAATCTGTTTCACAAGCCCTACGGGAACGTTAAACCCGTCAAATAACGTCTCATCATAATTATATAATCCCTCAACGGTTAACAAACTCACTCATCGTCACCTCCTGATGTTTCACGTGAAACATTTTTCTTATTTGGATCGTGTCTCCAATTTACACTCACATCCACACCAAACATTTTCTTAACATCTGCACAACTTTTCTGCCATCCGTCTAACCACATCTCCATCCTAGTTGAAGTTTCGACATCATTGCTTTCAGCTTCGGACGATATCATTCTTTCTTTCTTGTCCGATCTGGCAGACGGGATCCCAACCTCAGTACAAAACAGTTCTTCCAATCTTCTCAGAGTATCTAACACATCCCCTGCAATATAGTTTTGTCTTAAATTATTTACAAAATAATCCCACGGATCCTCTGTCTGATCCCCTCTCTGTATTCTTAATTTCTCGTCATAGAAAACAGCTAATTCACCCCTCATAACCTGATCCATGACTTTTTTAAGGGATTCCGCTCCCGCTTTATTCCTTGCTCTGAAAACATATGCAAGTTTGCTGTTCATAACGTTCATGTCAAGAGATTCCATGGCAATAGCCATTTCGTTCGCATATCTTCCGACAAGATCCATGATTCCACCATAGTCGGCGGTACATTTAAAAAGAACACACTGTTCTCCAATCACAGGTTCAATCACACCCTTTAACAGAGGATTGCTAATTACAGCCTGAGCCGGTCTGTAAAAAACATTATACCCCTTGAGCGTGCATCCCTGTGGAATAACACCAAATTTGTCGGTATTAATAACTGCCACAGTGCCCCAACAATATAAACAATAAAGAAAATAATCCTTATCCCAGTTGTCTGGCACATCCCATTTCATGACAGATATAGCTTTCTGTAATAAATACCTCTGAAAATACCAAAACAACTGAGTATTTTTACAATGGTTAGTGCTCGGGCTTATGCTACTATTATACTGATTGATATAATTATACATCACCGGAGCTCCAACACCTGTACTACATCCAGACATATATTCACCTCCTACAAGTTATTAAAATAATCAAACCACGCTCTAGCATATCCTGCACGTTCCTGATGTAAACTAGCAGGTCTTTCATAATTTGCCTGAAATGCAAGTGCTAAATATCCAGCATCCTGTGTGCTAACACTCCACTCCCTCCAACTTAACGGATATGCGCTCGTACTATACCACTGTGGCTCTATCCCCCAGTTTTTAATTCCAGAACTTTGCTGAAACTCTGCAAAAATAACGCTCAACTGTTTTTGCCCATCATACCAATCATCATGATTTCCAAACAGCACGTCAAGAACATTATATAAATCTGTCGGTGGTGTCCACTGCACAAGCCCATGTCCAGTACCTCCAATTTCAATCAAGGCAGGGTTGAAAGTGCTTTCCTGCTGTATGTTTCCGCACAGTCCTGCTATAGCGTTCACACTCCATCCCTGTGATTTATAATAATTATATATCACAGTTGCGTTATTTATAGCTTTTTCATTATTTCCACACAAGGGAGCTTCGGGATTTCCGAAATATTCACTGTTTCCTCCAATCTGCCAGTCACCGCCAGAAAAAGGCCAACGATAACAATGTGTGTAATGAATACCGCTCTGAAGATCATACGTATTAATACTAACCTGATCCGGTAATGGTTTTTTGGAAGTGTGTGCTCCCATGGTATGCCCTCCATTTTCCAGATCATGAACAATTTCCGTATGCTGATGTTCACTATTATTAATAACAAGAATATCACCAACATGAAAATTAAAAGTTGCAAAGTCTGATATTATAATTTCTTCAAACCCAAGACTTTTCAAAATTCCGCCCATGGTATAAGTTGTAAATGGCCACGCACTTAAATTGATCTCATAGCCTGCATGTCCCAAACCATACCACACAAACGAGGAACAATCATAGTATGTGATGCCATTAACTGTACGCTCGTTTCTGTAATCCTGTGAATAGCCAACCGCAGGATCATTACATTTTTCGATCCACCAACTCATAGCCGATAGCATCAACCCTCCGATCCCGCCTGATCCACCAGATCCCCATGGGTTCTGTCCTGCATTAGCACTTGTCATAAGCGCCACAAACATTGATATATTGCTTGCCGGAAAACTACGCATAATAGACACCCCCCTCAAGGAACTGTTTAATTTGTTCTTTTTCGTTTTTAGTTGCTCCTATCACATTAATAGCACCATTTTCTACTACGTAATACCCAGCGCCTAACTCCTGCATTGTACCATTTTTCATATATGGCCGACCATTATCTGACCGATCCTCATCGGTGATCTTATAAAACGTTTCAACCACATAAGGTATGCGTGCTATAGATAACAACGTGCCATTAACACCTCTTGTATGCACATCAGGTATTGCACTTTCTACTGCGTTGGCAACACCAGACGCACTTCCTAAAAAGTTCCCCGAAAATAAATTCCCGATGCTACTTAACAGATTGCTACCGGATTCTATGATATTTGCACGTAAGTCGCTTACCTGTATGTTAACTCCTACTTGCGCATATCCCGAATACAGAGTAACACCTCCTGCACTTACTGACATAACACCAACTCCGCTCATGCAGTCAATAGTTTCGCTAACTGTCACGTTCTCAGCACTTGCAACTTTTCCCCCGTCAATTTCAAACGCCCCCCACGGATCTATAGTTAACTGAATCCTACGAAATGGTGAAGCGTTGAGAAATGTTCCACGTGAAACTTGTGGGTGCTGAGAAATCGGTACATCAAAAGTCCTGCTGTAAAAAGGTTTATTACCTAGTTTTAAAGCGGTAACATCACACGACCAAAAACCAAACTTAACTTCACTGACCGGTGTACTGCCCGCTCCAACATTTTCACACGGAAACCACATTACACTTGTCAGATACTGAAATGGATTGAACAAACATTTCAGTAAACTGTCCGTGATCTGCTGACCTGAGATGTTTGCCCAGTCAATATTGGAAAAAATTTTTGAGCAAAAATCAGCAAAGTTGGTAGGAATAAATGCATAAAAATTAGTAAGTCCATCCTCACCTACGATGCCGCACACAAAATATCCCTGATTTAACCCATACTCAGCAACCGGAAATAAACCATCGTTAACAACTGTCTTTTTCTTAACCGGTGTTGACAACGTGGGATATAAAGTGTCCATTACATCCCCGTCATAACTCGTTGACGATCGTATAAAAAATAAGTTACTGGCCTGTATCGTATCTCGATACGTAGCCAACACATCCACCACGCAATGTGCAATCCATGTGTTGTTTTTATACTCCCAGTCCTCAACCCAGTATGACCGGTTAAATTCCTCAATCTCACAGTAATTCCATGACGGGGCACTACCCCCATTTCTCAGGATAATCTGCGGATTTTCGATAGAACACGGTTCATTAATATTACAGGAAACGGCGGTAACATCACCGCCGACAACTCCTGTAGAATTAACTCTTTTGCTTGCTGTCTTAAAATTGACTGTTACCGCCATTTGATTTCCCCCTTATTCAAGAACAAAAACAAGACCATTTTCCGTAAGATCGTTCCAATATCTGTCGGTGAAATGATAGTAAATATTCCAGTACCCACCAGCACTGTTGAAAGGTGTCGTGCTACTCCACTGATTGATCGTACTCAGCCCCATAGCCTCCTCATCAAACAGCACAGCAAAGATATTACTCATAACCTGAGCTTCTCCCTTTTCAACACTTCCATCAGGTGCCATGTAGCTCGGTGTAACATTGATACCCATAGGACTCTCAAGTGTCTGCCAGAAATTAACCTTTTCATTGGTCGCAATCTTAAGATATTGATCGTGGAACGTGTTACTCAGAACCGTAGTATCAGCGGTATGCAGATCCGGGCTGAACATCATAATGTTCTGCATCCTCAGAGGTGTATGTCTTGCAATCTCTTTTCCCGTAATGTTCGCATGGAATCTGGTTGATCTCTCTGTGAAAAAGTCCATGTACGTCATGATCTTCGCACACGCCCAACGGTAAAAATTCGGGAAGTTGTCCGCTTTTCGGATATCGTCCGCAGTAAACGTGCTTCCGTTCTCGTCATTGTACATGGTTAACAGCTTAACAACATGCTCTCCGGTATATCCCTCTGTTGATGCAGTAACACCCTCCTGCCAGATGTTTTTTGCACCGATGTAGTTCGCAACACACGCACGTGCCATGCTCTCGTGAGCCTGCTCGATCATGTCCATCGTGTTCTGTGTGTACATGCTAACGAACTGTCCAAACTCGTCAGGATTGCGAAACGCCTGATCTAACTGATCTCGGAAATAAGTCCTGTGTCTCTGGAATACCTGACCGCCATAGAAATTGGTCTGTAAAACTTTTCCTTTTTTGATCTTATACATGTCAACGGCGGTGTCATCCTCAAGCGGCTGACGCTGATCGTTTTCCCAGTCATCGTCCAACATCCCCAGTTTACGCACATGATTTCCCCATTGCTGTGTGGTTCTTCTCAGACCTTTAAATTTCGCATTGTACGGCCTGACAGAAAAAATTGTTCTGTCAAGTACCTGAGAAATGCTGTTCATGATCCTGTCATTTCCAACCAACAATGCAGTCTGTGCCTGCGCCACGAACGAACTTGTGTCCGTTGCTTTCATAGTTTCAACACCTGTGGCCTGTTTAACGATATCATTCATCACTGTGCTGATCTGATCAAAAGTTAATGTATTCGCCATTATTTATCCCCTCCCTGTAATCCTTCATAATTTGGTGGATTGATGATACTTGCAATAGCGTCTTCGGTAGTTACCTGTTTCGGAACTGCGTTCTGCATCAGATTAACGTTATTACTCTGCACCGCACTGGTCAGACTTTTCAGAGCGCTCAGCACATCGTTCTGATCCCCGATCTGTCTGGCCTGCTGTGCATACCCCTGTGGATTCTGCTGTGCATACCCCTGTGGATCCTGCTGTGCATATGCCTGCATATAATTCTGTCGACTCTGATATGCGGCGGAGTCCTGTGGATAGAACTGTGAGGGGATCTGTGGCTGTGGCTGTGGCTGTGGCTGTGGCTGTGGCTGTGGCTGTGGCTGTGGCTGTGGCTGTGGGGCTGCGCCTAACATTGTGAGGATCTCATCTTTCGTGAATCCCCCCGTGATAAGTGTGATTAAGTTGTCTAATGTCATATCTTATAATCCCTCCTAAGATAATTTTTGTGTGAAAATCCGGTGGAAATGATACCGTCATGTTCATATGTGACTGCATACCAGTTTCCAGAATAGCATCCCAAACAGATACACTTTGTGTATTTCGGCATTTCAGCAATAACTGTTCCGTCTGTGTCAGGCTCTGCCCTGATCATAAGAGGCTCTGTGTTCGTTGTTACGATATACACACCTCTTATATTTTTGTCGTAATTGATAATCATTATTTATCACTCCCTGTGATATGATCTGTGAGTTTAGTGATCGCCTGTGTGTTGTTGTTGAGTGCGTCTGTCATGTTTTTCATTTCTTCCTTGTGAGCATCGGTTTCTTTCTGCCAGAGGTAGAAAGTTGCGATAAGGCAAGCGCAAGGAACACCGATGTTGCTGATAAGTGTTGATAATGAATTGATATCCATGTTCACCTCCATTTAACATTATTGATATCGGTAGCACAACATATATGTTTCACGTGAAACATTGGAAGAAAGGTGAGAACCATGTTTCACGTGAAACAAAACATATGCGGGCTATGACACTCCGCATATGTGATTGAAAGATTAAGTGTTACAAATTCTTGAGTTGTACATACTCCTGCACATTGGATCATTATGATCCCACGCTCCCAACGTGTTGTACGTGTGCCAAGAACACTTGTCTTTCTATGACAGATTATAGCATAGAAAAAAAGGACAAGTCAATACTTGTCCTTAAAATAATTTTCAAATAGTGATTTTGATGTGATATCCTCAAACGTGATCCGGTTTGAAAGGTACATATCCCATAGGTATATGAAGTCCCTGCGAAACGCTTTGATGTCCTTGTCAGACTGTGTGTATGTGGGTGGGTTTCCTGAGTGATGCCGTGTTACGTATATTGTATTTTTGTTTTTAAGTTCGTATATTGTAATGGAATCCATACGGCATAGGGGAATCAGTTCTTTTATGTTCGTTGGTTTGATTCCTGTGTAATCCGCGGAATAGAACTCATTGCCGAGTGCCATGCGGTTGAAATTGGAATCTGCTCCTGACATTTTATAGAGAGCTGTTTCCTTTTTTCGTTCAGATATTGGAGAATCGAATAGATTAAAAAGTCCGATCCCTCGTTCCTGCATGATTGACACTGACTGTTTTTTGATATCCATTGCAGATACTTTTTCCATTAAGTTATTCTCTATGAACATGTTACAGGATAAATTTTCTGAGTTAGAAAACAAAAGAAACTGGATCGGTGTTTCTCCGTCTAGTTCTCTGTTTCGGTTCATGGTTTCGTATGCGTTTTTGAAAGCATATCCTGCATTTTCAACCTTGCGTTCTCGTTTCTCGGGAATAAACTCGTCATATATTCCAACCTCAACGTCTGATGCATCAAAACCACGTAGATTAGCGAAAGTGTTTAGTGCGATTGCGTAGCCCAAAATCGGGCCTGTGTACACCAGTTTCCCGTTATCGTCTGTATAAGTGTTGTAGAATCCTGCGACATTTTTTCCGATTGTTTTCGGATAGATTGACCATCCCATGTCTTTATTAAGTTTCTTAAAAGGTGACAGCTCTGGAATTTTTATTGTATCAACCTGTGCTTGCAGGGATCTCATGTAAACAAAAATTTTATTATGTTCAATACAATATTTAAGGCCTCCGTAGGTTTTCCCCGTACCTCGACCACCCCATATATAATTGAACTTTTGCCCGTATCCTAAAATAGCAGGTATCGAAAGATACCCGCTATTTTCATATAACGATAACATTATTTCTGTGACTCTGGCATGGGAACATCTGTCGTAGAATATCCCATACGGGAAAACGCACTATCTGGGGAAACAAGTGCGCAGATTAAATAGTCACGACCAGCTTTTGACTGTCTGTGAAGAACCTCGATAAAGAACATGTCCGGTACCTCGTCCATATCAGATACACGGTCTACAATATCCTCAAATGATTCACGGAAAGTTGCTGACTGACCGGAAAATGTTTCTCCTGTGTTTGCATCCTGCACTGAAATACAGGTGATCTCATTTCCGATGTTATCAGTTGTGAGATATATCACCCACGCACCAACACAGATA